CCAGGGCCATGGCCAGGGGCGCGTTGTCGATGTGGGAGAGAGCCTGCTCGGTGACCGCGTCGTAGAACTGACCGCAGGCCGCGCCGACTTCCCGCACCTTGGGCTGGACCACCGTGATGCCGAGCCGTTCTTCCAGGGCCGGGATGAGCGAGCCGGCCGGACCGCCGCCGTCGATCACCCAGCAGCGCGGCTTGTGTCGTTCGTGCAGGTCAGCGGCCCTGTCCAGGAGCCAGCCGGTACCCGGTTGATGGTCGACAACTTCCACGTGGGTGCCGCCGCGCCACGTGGAGGCCACGCCGATCGCCGCGTGCGAGCGTTCCGGGGTCATGTCGATCGAGAAGGACAGCGGCCCCTCGGGCTTGGAGTTGGCGTCCGCCAGCGTCCGCCATACGTCCTCACCGATGACCTGCCAGGTGCTGGCCTTGTCCGACGGATACTCGCCGACCCCCAGCCGCTCCCGGGCGTACAGGAAGTCGCCCATGGTCAGCCGTCCGTGCATGCTCTTGTCGACCTGCAGTCGGTAGCCCACCGCCGGATTCGCCTTCAGCAGCGAGGCCACCGAGTCGACGTCGTCGTGCGCCGTGCAGTCGGGCAGGCACTCGGCCACATGCGGGTCGATCGACCACTCCATGTACGCGAGGACCGGATCCGGATCGCCACTCTCCAGCGCGGCCAGGGCGCGTTCCCGCAGCCGGCCGAGCTGCTGTGAGGCGTGCCCGATACCGGCGCTGCCCAGGTACCACAGCTGGCTGTTCTCGACGGCGTCCGAGGTAGGCGCCAGCGCGGACATCGCGTCATCGCCAAGGATCATGCACTCGTCGAAGATGACGCAGTCCGAGGTGAAGCCTCGTCCCGAGCCGCGGGAGCGGGCGATGTACTTCAGCTCCCGCCCGTCGTGCAGCTCGATGCCCTCGCGGCCGACCGTCTTGTGGTAGTGCTTGACGCGTTTGTGCAGGTCAGGGCACCCGCGGATGAGCCGCTCGATGCGCTTCATCGTGTTCTGTGTCGTCTTGAACTCGTGCGCGCTCAGCAGGATCTGCTTCTCGTCGCCGATGAACAGGCCCCACAGCACCCGCGCCTCGATGATGCCGCCCTTGCCGTTCTGCCGCGGGAGGTTAACCGCGACCTCGGTGGCGTTCCAGCTGCCGTCCGCCCGCTCGCTCATGCCCTGGTCCAGGACGAACTGTTGCCAGGGATCGAGGTGGAGACCGGCTCGGGCCGCCAGGGCAACGGCCTCCTGCCCGGCGCTCGAGAGGGCGAAGCCCGGTACAGCGTGGATCCGCGGCCGCTGTGCGCCGTAGATGGTCGTGTCAGTCGCCGGCTGCTGCCTGCTCGCGGGCTTCGGCCCGGCGCTTTTCTCGCTGACGAGCGATGTCATCGACGCTGTCTCCCTCCTCGATCACGGGGGCCAGCGTGCGAAGGTCGCTCAGGACGGCGCGCAGTTCGCGGGCTGCGTTGGCCTTGGCGGTCGGGCCGCTGTCCTCGTCGATCGATTCGGCCAGCGCGATGGCGAGCTGTGCGAGGCCAGGCGCTGTTTCGACGACGCGGAGTTGATCGATCTCGGCCGTGATCTTGTCAGTGACGATGCCCATGATCACCCCCGGTCACAGAGCGTCAGAGGGTCCGGCGCCCACTAAATCGCCAGCGTGAAGACCAGCGGATTAGCGAGTGATCCGGGCCGCGCAAAAAATCGGGCGAGAAGGGCGTTTGGGTCGCCCAGGGGTGCACTAAAAAGTGGGGTGGGGCGGGGTCTCCTCGCCGCTCGTCACGGCCCCTGAGAGTGATCGTCCGAGGGGGTTCCGGGGCGCCGCCGGCCGGGGGTGACCAGGTGTCACCAGTCCCTCGAGCGTTGGGGCATGGCCTCTGCGGGGGCGTGCTTGCGGGCCTTGTACCAGCGGGAGGCGACCCGCTCCATGGCGGGGGACCTCATTGCCTTGATGCGTTCCATCACGACGTCACGGCCAGGGTCGACGGCCACCACCTTGGCCTCGAGACGCTTGTACTTGGCCATGGCCTTGGCGCTGGGCTGGGTGTGGATGAGGTAGACGTCGAGCTTGTCGAGGTGCTGGCAGGCTTCGTCGATGGCGGCGTAGCGGGCGCGGTGGGCAACACGCACGACCAGTTCGTTCTGGTTCCACTGCGGTGCGCCCGGGCCGGTGAGCGCGACGGTGATGCGGTCGAGGTCGATGACGATGTCGGTGGGCTTGGCGCGGGCCTGGATCCACGAGGACTTGCCCGCGGCCGGCGGGCCGGTGACGACGTACAGCACGGCCTGTCACCTCACCTCGGCGTCCGGGGCGAGTGCGAGGCCGGCGGCGTCGAGGAAGTCGCTGAGGTCGATGCAGCCGTCGAGTCTGCCGCCGGTGTTCCACTCGACGATCGGTTCCTTGTCCAGGTCCCAGGTGTCGGGGTCGGGGCTTGGCTGGGCTTCGACGGTGCCGATGCCGCTCCGGTAGCGCAGGTAGAGGTACTGGCCCGTGGCCGTCCAGGCGTCCCACTGCGACGGGCAGGCGCTGCAGGTCTCGACGACGCGGACGAGGACGGTTCTCGGCATGGTCACCACCTTCGCAGGGTGCTCTGGGTCTGCTTGCGGGTGGTGCGGTTGCCCTTGACGCTGTTGCACCGCCGGTGTGCGGGGCGGGCATTGGCGGGGTCGAGGAGGCTGCCGCCGCGGGAGAGCGGGATCTCGTGGTCGAGGGTGAACGACAACGGGTGCCGGGCGTCCAGCTCGTAGCCAATGTTGTGGCCACACAGCCAGCACGGCAGGCCCTGGGCTCTCAGCCAGGCGCAGAGCCTGCGGTAGGGGCGCCCGTTGCGTGGATTGCTGGGCACGGGCGCCGCCCCCTGTCACTCCTCGCCGAGGACCTCGGCACGTGCGGCGTCGGCCTTGCGGTTGAGTACGCCCGTCATCCTGAACACGATGAACGTGAGCAGCAGGAACACGACGACGAGCAGCACCTGTGTGATCACCGAGACGACGGCGACGTGTCGTGTGGCGCTGGCGATGATCGCCGTGATGCCGATGCCGGAGATCCAGCCGAGCCAGAGTCGGATCTTCTCGGCTCTGACGGCCTTCTGCACTTCGCTGTAGCTGGCCATGGTTCCCCCCACGGTGATGGTGTGTCAGGGGTTCATGATGCCGCGCGTGAGGCTGGCCGGTACATGGGTTCCGATCGCTGCCATGACGGCGCGGGCGCAGGCGACGTAGTCGGCGCGGACTGCCTGTATCTGGTCGCTCCAGTCGCTGTCCGGGAACCGGTTGGCGTGGATGGCCCGGGCTGCGCGCAGCACCAGGTCCTCGTCGCTCACGGCCGGGGCGTGCAGGTCGACGACGTAGCGGTACACGGGCTTGCCGCCGTTGCGCTCCCGGGCGCGGGCCGAGGTGAGTTCGGCGTGCGTCCAGGTGACGGTGCCGCGGTGTCCGCTGGGGAAGCGGCATTCGAAGCGGTCGGGGGTGGTGGGGACGCCCATGGCCTGGTTGTCGATGCGGGCCTTGGTGAGTGCTTCGACGCGGTCGGCAATGGTGCGGAGCTGGCGGGGGGTGAGGCTGTTGTCGACGGGCACGGGTTGCTCCTGCCGGGGTGGGTGGCTTTGTGCCCCCGCCCGGGGCCGGCTGCCTGGCAGGTGCTGGCCGTCGGGGCGGGGGCGGGGTCCACGTGCCGCACGCGGCTGCTTCCCGACAGCGGGGGCTCGTGAACAGGGGGGCCCGCCGGTGGGCGCGGGGAAGCGCCCGGCGGGCTGCAGGACGAGGCCCCGCCGACGGGGGGTGTCGGCGGGGCCTCAAGTCGTGGGGTGGGCAGAGTTGTTCTACCTGCAACAGATCGTGGCCCGGCGATCGTGGTCCCGCAACTGTGCAGGTCAGGCGGCCTGTTGGAGACTGCGGCGGGGCTTGGGGGCCTGCTTGGCGGCGTGCAGGTGGCGCAGGTCGTACAGCGGGTGGCGGTCGGTGCCGCCGGCGGGGGAGATGAGTCCTCGGCGGCGCCAGTCGCGGAGGGTGGACGGCTTGACCCCGGCGGCGACGGCGGCGAGGTCGGAGGGAAGCAGTCTGGCCATGCGATCAGTGTGATCGGAATTCGCCCGAGTGTTCCCCCCGCTCCCCTCCTGTCGCCGTGCGCTGGGTCGTTGCCCGCCCGCCGATCTTCTTACGAACCTTCGGGCGGTGGCGGTCACAGGCCGATGCCGTCGGTGACGGCGTCCTCCCACATGCCGCCTGCACTCTCCGCCATGGACCGGGCTTCCCGCCCGGTGATGGGGTGGACGTACCGAATGGTGACGCCAAGGATCATGGCGGGCGGCCGCAGCCGGTACTTCACGTACAGGCCGGCGGCGCCGTACAGGCCTTCACGCGTATTGCAGCCGACGCAGAGGTAGCCGCGGACCAGGCCCGTCTCGTGTTCGTGGTCCTCGACCTGTCCCTCGTTCAGGGCGCCGCAGATGGCGCACAAGCCGTGATGCCAGGCGAGCAGCCGCTGCCAGTCCTCCCCTTCAGGGGCGGGCCAGGACCAGGACCAGCAGGAGGGGTCGGCATCGAGGACGCGGCAGCGGGCTTCCTCGCGTTCCGCGACGTAGGCGGCCAGTGCCGCCGTCTCGGATTCTGTCAGGTGCGGACGGCATGCCCTCGGGTCAGGGAGCGCCGTGACACCGGTCCAGATAATGGGGTTCCCGCGGCAGGGCAGTCCCCGCTTTGTCAGGCGCGTGCACGTGCTCACTCGGTGCCTCTCTCAGCCGGTTCGGTGACGCGGAGCATCGACAGTGCGGCAGCGCGCCGCCCGGAGTCGGTCCGCTTGCCCGCGCGGCGCAGGCCGACCTTGCGGTACAGCTCCACCATGGCGTCGCTGTGCCAGTCGTCTCCGGTGGCATCGCGGATCTCCGCGGCGCTGAGCCCGAGGGCGCCGAGGTCGGTGGGGACGCCGGCGCGCAGTCCGTGGGCGGTGACGTTCTCGGCGACGTCGACGTCGGCCTCCACGGCGCGGGCCTTGACGATGTTGTTGACGGCTTGCCGGGTGAGTCCCTGGCCGGTCTTGGAGCTGACGGGACCGAGGTTGCCCCACATGTCGACGTTGCGCAGCAGCGGCAGGCGAGGGTCCGCCTGCCCGCGTTCGGCGAGTGCGTCCAGCCAGGCCCGCAGGTCGGCGAGGAAGTCGGGGTCGTCGACCTCGTACTCCTTGCCCTCGGACTCCTTGTCGTTCTTGGAGACTCGCTTGGTAAAAACGACGAGGGCGGCGGAGACCCACTGGATGTCCCCCAGCAGGAACGCGGCCAGTTCGGAGGCGCGGCCGCGGGTGAAGTAGCCGATGCCCAGCAGTACGCGGTCGCGGAGGCCGACCAGGGAATCGGTGGGGCAGACGTCCCGCATGGCGCGGAGCCGCTCGAGGTCGACCGGCGCGGAGGACCGCTTGCCCTTGCCCGCGGCGGCCCACGCATAGCGGTGGTCCTGGTAGATCTTCAGCGCGGCCGCCACGTCGGGGGTGCCCTCGAGCCCGGCGCGGGCGTTCATGTGGCGCACGGCGGTGATGGCCAGGCGCAGCGTTCCGGGCGGGGCTTCCTTGCGGCGCAGGTGCGAGATGTACGAGGCGAGGTTCTTGGACGTGGTGGCCGGGCCCGGTGTGCGGCCGTTGGCGGCGCACCAGCGGGCGAACGCCTTCCACTGGTCCTCGTACGTCTGGCGGGTGTTCTCGCGGCCGCTGTTGGCCAGGTCCTCGGCGGCCTCGTCGGTGAGGGTGTCGTTGACGTCGACCACCTCGGGGACCGCGGGCAGGTGCCCGGAGGGGTCGGGCACGATCTCGGCGTCGATAACGGGGACGATCTCAGAACCGGTCACGGCCCCAGGGTACCGTAGCACTTTCCATAAGTGGAGTTATGGAATGTGGTAAGCCCATACAGCCTCTCGGGGCGGGCGGAGCCGGGGATCGGCGCCGATCACTGCTGGTGGTTTGGGGGTCGGGGAACAAGCCGGGAGACTGCTCACGGTTACTGGGCCGCGGGGCGTTGTGCTGCCGGGGCGGCAGGAGGACGCTGGCCCCGACGAGAGGGGCGCCCATGGGCTGGGTGGATTCGCAGTACATTCGCGTCCTCCAGGACGACCCGCGGTACGGGCGACTGCTCAGCCTCACCCGGCGGCTGCTGGAGGTACGCATGCCCACCTGCACCAACGCGGGATGTCAGGGCGGGACGATCACCGTGAAGGACGCCGACGGAAGGGCCGGCGGCCGGTAGACACCGCAACGCCTCCGCCCTCGATCGGGCGGGGCGCGTTCGTGTCCGGCTACGGGCGCCACTCCTCGCGGTAGCCGGGCCGGTCCGCGTACACGGCGGCGAGGGCGGCGAGGATGGGTGAGTCGTCAGTCTGTGGATCCCAGCCCCCCATCATGCGGCGGCGCTCGGCGGCGTACCGCTTGTGCTGCTCAATGATCTGCCGCTTGGCGTCGATCTCGCGCAGCACCCGGGCCGGATCCCACCGTTCGATGTGCCGGCCCACCCCGTCGTCATCGGCGTTGTACGGGCTCACGTTCACCACGCCATCGTCCAGGTAGTCCACGATGACGTACTGCTCGTAACGGGCCTGGGGTGGGCGGGCAGTCCATACGTCCGACTGGTCATCCCAGCAGGCCGCGCGCGCAATCCGCTCGTCCTCGTCGATCTGCTCGCCGAGCCACTGCACCAGGTCCATGCCCTGAGTCTGGCGCACCCGGCCGCCGTCGTTTCCCCCGGTTCAGGGGCGCCAGTCCTCGTGGTAGCCGGGCCGGTTGCGGTAGGCGAGGGCGAGCACGCGGTCGATGTCGTCGTCGTGGCGGGCGAACAGCCGGCGCCGGGCGTCGGTCTCGCGCAGCAGTGCGGCCACCGGGCCGTCGTCCGGGGCGGCCTGGGCGCGGGCGTCGTCCGCGGCGAGCTGCCGGTCCAGCCAGCCGCGCAGTCCAGGGGTGTGGTCGTCGGCATCCATCGGCTGCCCCCTTCCGCTTGAACCCGTCAACTCTGCCAGTCGACCGCGGGTGATCGCAGGGTGGATAGCACACGGGTGCCGGGCGCGGATCGGCCCGGGTGCCGTCCGGCGCCGGGAGCCGGGAGCTAGGTTCTCGACCATGACGCGAATCGACAGAACGCCGCTGCCCGCGTTGTCCGGGCCGCCGGGCGACCGGCTCGAGGTCGTCTCCGCCTTCGACGAGGAGATCCCCTACCAGGCGTGGCGCGCGGAGCTGTACGTGCCGCCGACGTTCCGCCCGGGCCAGGTGGCCATCACCTATGTGGTGGTGAACCAGAAGGGCGGCGCGGGCAAGACGATCACCACCGTCGAACTGGCGGCGGCGTGGGCGGCACGGGGCCGGCGGGTGCGGGTCATCGACGCCGACCACCAGGAGGCGGCGCTGTCGATGTGGCTGCTGCCGCAGTACCCGGAAGGTGCGCCGCGGCACTCGCTGCGGTCGGTGTTCTTCGACGAGGCGAGCCTGGCCGAGGCCACCTATCCGACCCGGTTCGCCGGGATCGACATCGTGCCGTCCGGGATGGACCTGCAGCGGGTGGAGTACGAGCGGCCGATCGGCGCCGAGTCCGCGCTGGCGCAGGCCCTGGCCGCGGAGGAGGCGGACGCGGGCGGCCGCGCCCCCTACGACGTGACGCTGATCGATGCGGCGCCGTCGCTGGGCCTGGTCACGGTGGCCGCGCTGACCGCGGCCCGCAAGGCGCTGGTGCCGGTGAAGGTGGGCGGCCTGGACCTGAAGGCGATGGCGTCGCTGCACAAGACGATCCGCAGCGTGCAGCGCAAGACCAACCCGAAGCTCGGGGTGGACGCGGTGTTCCTGACCGCGTGGGACAAGAGCGACTTTGCCCGGCAGCTGGCGGCCCAGGTGAGCCAGGACTACCCGGAGGCGGTCGTGGTGCCGGTGCGGCGCAGTATCCGGGCGGCCGAGGCGCCGCTGTCGGAGGAGCCGGTGCGCCTGTACGCGCCGAAGTCGACGACGGCGTCCGACTACGACCAGGCGGCCGACGTGCTGCTCGAGGGGGTGGCCCGGTGAGCGCGCGGCGCCTGCTGACACTGCCGTCCACGGTCAGCGAGGAGAGCGAGGAGAGTGAGGAGTCCGGCGGCCAGCTCGGGCTGCCCGGGCAGGCCACGGGGGTGGTGGCCGAGTTGACCGGGGCCGATGTCTCCTCGGTGGTGTCGGTGCAGCAGCTGCCCGCCCCCTACGACGTGGCCGCCGAGGTTGCGGGGCCGCTCAGTGCGAAGGAGCGCGGCGACCTCGAGCTGTGCGAGCAGGCGCTGCACGGCTTCCGCAAGGCGCTGATCGTGGCGGGCAAGGCGCTGGAGGTCATCAAGCGGGGGCGGCTGTACCGGGAGACGCACGCGACGTTCGAGGACTACGTGATGGAGGCGTGGGGGTTCAAGCGGGCGCACGCCTACCGGCTGATCGACGGGTGGCCGGTGGCCGCCGCGATGTCTCCAATTGGAGACATCAACGAGGCGCAGGCCCGCACGCTGCTGCCGGCCTGGAGGGGGCACGGGCCGGATGCCACGGCCGTGCTGTACCGGGAGGTGCGCGAGCTCAGCGGCGGGAAGGTGACCGCGGCCGCGCTCGAGCAGGCGGTGCAGGTACTGCCCAAGCGGCTCGCCGCACCGGAGCAGGCGGCCGACGTGCTGCGGGTGGCCGCCGCCGAGGGCCGGGTGCCGCTGATCGTGCCGCCGCGTGTCGCGGCGCGGGCCGTCGTCGACGAGCCGGCCGGGGACGAGGCCACGGACCCCGGGGTGGAGGCCATGGCGGTGCTCGAGGCCGCCCTGGCGCAGCAGCGGCAGATCTACGACCGGCTCGCCGGGGTGGTGCCCGCCGCGCTCGCCTTCGATCCGGGGCGGGCCGAGGTGTTGCTGGCCGAGCTGCGCCAGTACGCGAAGCGCACCGGCTATCGGGCGAAGGGTCGGAGCAAGGGCGGGGGAACACCGGAGGAGGATCAGGGGGAGGATTGACCTGCAGACGCGGGGGCGCATGCGAAGGGCCCGTTACCTCGGGGGTCGGGGTGACGGGCCCTTCGTCGTGTCCGGACTCAGGCGGTGAGGTCGGGCTGGCCGAGTGCCATCCAGGTGTCGAGCCACTGGGTGGGGTCCAGCTCGGTACGGCAGGTGCGGCAGGAGGCGAGGCGCCGGGCGTGGTCGTAGCGCATCCGCCCGTCGCAGCGGTCGCCGTCGGGAAGTTCGGCCGGGCACGGCACGGCGGGCGGGCGGGGGGCCCCGCCGGTCACCGCGGTCATCTCCTCGACGACCTTGCCGAGTTCGTCGTCGAGGAGGCGCAGGTCGCATCCCTGGACCGCCCATGACAGGTGCCGGCGGATGCCGCGCAGCGCCAGGCGGAGGCGGCCGTCCGCGCCGGTGGGCATCAGCTGCGGGGCGAACCCGCGGGCCGCGGAGATGTCGGCGTAGCGCCAGTACAGGCGGGTCGGGACGCCGCCCGGGCCGATCAGGTTGAGGACCTGTTCGGCGGCCGGGAGCGGCGGGTGGGTGCTGCCGGAGACGCGGGGCCCGCCGTGCCCGCGGGTCGGCTCGAGGCTGTCGGACAGCTGCGCCCACAGGTCGGGAACCGCGTCGAGGCGGGCGGTGATGCGGGCCTCGCAGCGCGGGCAGGTGGTCCAGGTGGCCCGGTCGCCGTGCAGGCCGTGCCCGCAGATGGTGCAGACGTTCACGTGCACTCCCGTGTCAGGCAGCAAGCTGCGGGCGGCGGATGAGCTGGCGTATGAGGGCGGGGGCCGGGGCGCCGCGGCGCCGGCCGGTGGATCCGGCGCGGCACCGGCACGGGTGGCCGGAGCGGGCGGGCACGGCCGGCTGCGGCGCGCTGGGGTAGTCCAGGGCCAGCTCGAGGTCCTGCAGTTGGGGGTGGGTGATGCTCATCCATCCGGCGAGCCGGTGCAGGTGCTCGGGGTCGGCGCCGTGGTCGAGGTGGTCCTGGATCTGGCGGGCGATGCCGCGGACGGCGCAGGTGGAGCGGTCGGTGCCGTCGGCCCAGTAGCGGGCGATCCGTCGTGCGGTGGCGCTCACGGGCGTGTCCATCGGGGGGACGCTGCCTTTCTGTCAGTTGTTGATCAGAGCGGCCCCGCGCCTGGTTTCAGAGTGGCATGGATTTCCAGATGTGTTCCCCCCGCTCCCCCTTGCCGAGCGATGGCCTGCGGGTATGGCGGAGGGCCCGCCCCGGTGTACGGGAACGGGCGCTCGCTGTCGGGCTGGTGGCGGTGCGTCAGGTCACGTCCATGCCGCTTCCTTCGCACCCTGCTGCGCCGGGACGGGTGCGGGCGGGGCCTGGAATCCCTCGGGGCCCGCCGCCTGCCACGGCCAGCTGGCGCCCCGCATGAACCCCTCAGGCCAGTCGCGTTCGCTGCGGCTGCCACGCCACGGGTGCCAGCGGACCAGGCCCTCCTCCTCGGCGAACTGGATCTCCTTGTTGGAGACCGGGGCGAGACCGAATCCGAACTCGGGCCAGCGCATCCACAGTGAGGAGCCGATGGGGCGATAGTCACGCTGCCGCTCGCCCCCGGCACGGTGTGGGGCGTGTGCCTCGATCAGCATGGCCGCGCCGTTGGAGGCGACCCTGACGGACTCCAGGGCGGACATGAGGGTGCGGGCGACTTCTTCGTCATTGGGGTTGCCGCCGGCGAGCTTGTACAGCGGACCGATGGCGATCATGTCGGGGGTGTTGCGCTCGACCAGGCGCAGCAGCCGGGCCCGGTCGCCGGGGTTGTTCAGGTCCAGGCCGCCCTCGATGACCTCAACTTTGAAGTTGTTGAGCAGGTCGCCCACGTCGCCGTCCAGTTCCTGGCGGGCTGCCTGCTGCATGCTGCGCAGCCACGGCCGGACCTGCGATCTGCTGTTCTCGACGTCGACCAGGAGCACGCGCTTGGGCACGATGCGGGCTTTCTTCCAGGGGTGCAGGCCTGCTGCGGTGCGCATGAGCAGCTGCCGGTTGAACAGGGACTTGCCGCCGCCCTCGGGTGCGGTGACGATGAGCCGGTCCCACCGGGCGAGGACGCCGGGGATGACCCACTCGGGTTCGTCGTCGGCCTCGTCCAGGAACTCGCCCAGGGTCGGCGTCGGAGTGTCGGTGGCTGCCATGCCCCGGTCGCGGACCGCCCGCAGCCGTTCGACGCCATCCTCCAGCACCTCGGTGACGTCGCCCTGGCGCGCGAACAGGGCCTGCACGGTGCGGGTCGACTCCTCGATCCCACCGCGAGCGGCCGCGTGCTCGGCGACGATCTCGGCATAGTGCTCGGACTGGCCGGGAGTGGACACGCTCCGCACCAGTTCGTGCAGATAGCTAGGGCCGCCCATCCGGTAGATGTCGCCGCTCTTGGTGAGCTCGGCCGCGACCGTGATCGGGTCCGCCTGCTCCTGCCCGCGGGCATGCACCGTCAGGATCGCGTCGTACACGGTCTGATGGGCGGGCTTGTAGAACTCGGTGCCGCTGGTCAGGATGCGGGACACCTCGGCGACGGCGTCTCTGGACAGCAGCATGCCGCCGAGGATGGCCTGCTCGGCGTCCAGGTCCTGCGGGGGCAGCCGCTCGAACGGCATCGGGGGTGCGGTGTCGTCGAAGTCTGGTTCCATGGTGGGGGATCTCCTGTTCGGATCACAAGCTGGCAGGGGGTTCGGCGGGCCGGCCCCGGCATGGGCCGGCCCGCACACATGTCCGGCTACAGACCGGAGCCGATGAACCTGCGTCGCGCGGGTGCGGCCACGGTCGCCTGCACCGCGGAGTACAGGCGCAGATCACGCACCCAGTTGGGCAGGCACTTGACCCAGGAGTCGGCGCCGCCGGTGTTCTTGAAGATGTCTGCCTCGAGCAGCTGCTGCTGGGCGTCGTCCATGTCGGCGATCTGCGGCCATCCCTGATCGCGCATCGCGCGCAGCAGCAACGGGGCGCACTTGCGGGCGGTAGCTGCCCCTGCCTGCCAGGTGGTCATCTGCTGCAGGAAGACCTCGGCGTTCCGGGTTTGCTCCGGAGAGAATCCCTCCCCCTCCGCTCGTTGCTGCGCCGTGCTCTTGGCGTGCGTGAGGGGGTTGGGGGAGGAGGAATCCTCCTCCTCCGGGGGGTGTGGGGGGGGAGCGTCCGATCCGGACAGGGTGTCCCGATCGGTCTGACCTGCGGCGTTGGGTGATTTCCGATCGGGACAGGGTGTCCCGATCGGCGCCGATCCGGACAGGGTGTCCCGATCGGCCTGACCTGCGCATCCGGACAGGGTGTCCCGATCGGAAGCGGCGTTGGCCTCCCCATCGGGACAGGGTGTCCCGATCGGCCTGACCTGCAGTGCTTCCTGGACGCCGCCGCGGACATAGGCGGCGTTGTTGGCGGGGTTCCGGTAAACACGGAACACCCACTCGGGGCGCTTCGTCTCCGGGTTGTACTCCCGCTTGTGTTCCACGTGGCCGGCCTTCTTCAGCCGTCGCATGATCTTGCGGAGGTCGCGTTCGCTGAGCGTCCAGCCGCCCGTCCGGAACTCGTCGAGCAGGCCGAGGATGCTGGACGGCTGCTTCGGGTCACGGAGCAGCAGGCGGATGAGGACGCCGTAGTCGTCGAAGTCGAGGTCCGGTGAGAGCGCGAGGGCGTACGGAATGACGACCTCCTCCGGCGGCTCCCACATCCGGATGACCCGGGTTGCGGCGAAGCCAGGACCAAAGGTGTCCTGCGTGGCGTCTTGCGCCATGTGCTTGTTCCTATCGGGTAGGAGAAGCACCGAGATCCATGTCATCCCCGGCCTGCCTTCCCGCCCTTCCCGGTGGCGGGTACAGTCCTTGATGGGACCTACGTGGAACCCAGACTTCTCATTTGTTTCGTTTCCTGCGAGACGAGAGATGTGAACCGGCGGCTTCCCGGCCGACCAGTTCGGACGCATTCGATGCCCGGCGACTTCCCGCGCCGGGCATCAGCGCGTTCTGGGGGTGTTGCTACGCGCTGACGGGCGCCTTGATGCGCTTCGCCAGCTCGCCCTCCCAGTCCCCGCGGTGGATTCGCGTGGCCAGGTCGAACTGCATGGTGCGCACCTTCAGGCGCCCGTCACGCAGCATGGTCTTCAGGGTGCGCGGGTCGACGCCGATGACGGCCGCAGCCTCGGTCACCTTGATCCACTCGGGCTTGATGTGGCTGGGTGTGCTGTACGGCATGGCCCCTCCCGGGACGCGTTGAGGTCGTAACCAGACACTCGCACAGATTTCACAAGACGTTCCCCCCTCACCTCTGGCCATGATCTGCAGCCACGAGGCGAGGACTCTCGCCGCCCATTTCGTGTACGGCGCGCTGCACCGTTTCGACTGGATCGCCGAACGATGTCAGGTCGAACCACTCGCCCCGTACGCGGTAGGCCGCGAACCGTCGGTGCAGTTCTCTCTCGTACTTCCCGGTCGTGGACCAAAGAAGAGAGAGCGTCATCGGCTGACCAGTTTGGAGGGCCGCCAGGCGTCTCTGTGGGTCCAGAGTGGTGTGCCCGATCTTGACAAGGTGGGTGTGCTCCGCGCCGATCAGGTACGTCCTGGGGACTTCCTGCATTCGCTGCCACTTGCGTTCCAAGGCCGATGCCCGACCGGGGAGCAGCGGACGAAAGCGCTCGTTGTTCTTCCTAGGCGCCTCGACACCTCCGACGATGAGGTAGCGGCCCGGATCCTCATAGTCGTACTTCCGCATCCCGCTACTCCTTCGGCCGAACAGGCTGGACGGGCCACTCAGCATCGCCTCCGCGGACCAAGTCGGAGACGAGCTCCACCCGGTCGCTCGGAATCACCTTCATCGTGACCTCGATAGGCGCGTCGGTCCGTGCCGAGTAGCCGACCATCGTCACCTCGAAGACAGGCAGCGCCGTCGCGATGGACAGCAGGTCCGCCTCCTCCTTGCTCGGCATGCGAGCACGGATGGTCTCGCGCCAGGAGATGGGCCCGTGGCCGGCATCTTCCAGGCGGTCGAGATATCCGCCAGGGCCGGTGTCCGGCTCGGCTACCTGGGGGGCGTCGGCAACGGCGGCGGGACTGATCCATGTGTCGACCAGCTGGAAGGCGGGCTCTCCCTTGGGGGCCATGACGCGACGCCGACGCAACACGGAAGCCCCCGCCTCCACGCCGAACGTGTCGGCGACGAGTGCGGGCACGGGCTCGAGCGATCGGAACGGCTTGCCGAGCGGACCCCACGTCTCGGACGGATCGTGGGTGGCAGGGAAGACGTAGCCGTAGTGCGGGTTGCGGGTGACGGTCTGGCCACGGCGGATACGCCGGCGCCGGACGCGGTCCTGCAAGACGATGCCGCGGCGGTTCACCGAGCGGATGAGCCCCTCGGCCGCGACCATGTTCACGGCCGAACGGATCGTTTCCCGCGCTACGTCGTACTGGTCGGTCAGGTCCGCGATGGTTGCGAGGACTTCGCCGGGCTGCTTCTCCCCGTTGAGAACTCGGGCTCGCAGATCGTCCGCGACTTCTCGCGCGGTTCGCTTCTTGGTGGTCATACCGACAACCCTAGCAGAGAACCTAGGTACTTGACGTTGAGACTAGGTTCTAATAGTGTCTGCCATGTCGGAAAGAGCGGCGGCCCAGTAACGCCGATAGGCCCAGGTGGTAACGACACCCAGGCCTATCGGGGGTCCCGAAGGACCCGGCGACCACGTCCTACCGCAATAGGAGTGACCGCATGCGCAACCGTAGCGCAGCTATCGAAACCACGACCGAACGGGACCGCCTCGGGAACCCGTTCAACGACTTCCTCGCCTCCTACGTCGACACGCCCCAGGGCCGCGTGACCGGCCGGCTGAGCGTGGACGACATCGTCTCCATCCGCGAGACCACCCTCTCCGAGGCGCCGAACCGCACCTACGTGTCGGTCCTCGGCTACGTCGAGTCGGTCCGCACCTTCATGAGCGTCAAGTGGCCCGCCCGGCACCCGTTCGGCGTCTTCCGCCTGGACTCCGGAACCGGTGCCGCCGCGATCGTCACCCTGACCTCGGTCAAGTACGAGAAGTACTGGGGCGACCTCGTCATGGGCCGCCGCGTCCGCGTCTGCGGAGCCGTCACCCGTTCCGAGCAGGGCGCCCCCGTGACGCTCCGCCTGGACCGGCTGACCGTCCTCCGCACCCTGCTCGTCACCCCCGCCCAGGACACCCACCGTCTGGCCGGAGCCCGGTGATGGCGACCCTCGAAGCCTTCGACGCCGGTCAGCCCATCGACCTCAAGCTGATCCTCGCCGTCGAGAACGCCCTCCGTCACCTGTCCGACACCCGAGTGCGGCTCGTCCCCGCCCCCCGGGTGTGGAAGGACTCCAACCCCCAGGGCAGCGTCAAGGGCCCCAAGTGGCAGGAGAAGGCGAGGATCAAGGGCCTCCTCGCCGCCCGCGACGGCGCCGCCTGCGCCTACTGCGGCCACGACTTCTACAACTTGACCGAGGCCACGCTCGACCACGTCATCCCGAACTGCATCGTTGGCCACTGGGAACCGTGGAACCTGCTCCTGGCCTGCGAGCCGTGCAACAACCAGAAGGCCGACCTTCTGCCGCTCGTCCTGATGCCGATGCTCTGCACGACACTCACGGCCGCCGACCGGTGGCTGCAGGCAAAGGCCGAGAAGAAGCGAGCGAGCCGCCGGGCAAAGAAGCGTCGCGCCAATGACAGGCGCAGGGCCCGCCGGCGTCACGACGCCGCCATGGCGGCCGCGAGGAAGCAGATCAGCGCACTGTCCGGCACCCCGTACCGGCTCGCCCTCGAAGCGGCCCCGGCCCGCGCGGCGCTCCCCAGCGGGACCGGCCAGTGACCAGCGACCAGGCCCGCGCCTCCCTGAACCGCCTGGCCGCCGCCCTGCACGAGCTCAGCTACCGCGGCACCATCCGCATCCGGCCCGAGATCCGGCTGCTGCTGGTCCCCGGCACCCCGGACGCGGACCCCGCCGACCTGCACGCCATCGGCCTCAGCCCGCAGATCGCGAACCTGCTCGCCGACACCATCGAGCGCCTCATGCGCGACACCGCGCCGACGCTCCCCGCCGAGGATGCCGCGCTCGCGGCCGCCGTCGCCGACATCTTCAACTCCCTCGACGTCGACGCGCTGCGCGCCGCCGAGACGCACCGTAAGGACGTGGACGAATGAGGACCCTGACCGCCACCAAGACCCCCGCCGTCGTCCGCGTCCTGTCCGAGGACGTCGCCGACCTCGCCACCGACCTCCAGGGCTTCCACCCCGCGCTCAGCATCGCCGTGGACGCGCTCGTCTCCCTGCTCACCGCGGACGACCTGGACGCCGATCTCACTCAGACGCTCATCGCCGCCCTCGCCGCGCACGGCGACGACTTCCTGCGGCTCGTCACCCTCGTCGTCCGCGACCTCGGCAACCCCGCCACCAACCCCGCCGTCGCCGGCCTGCCCGTGCACGACCGGCACCGCGCCCGGCAGCTCACCGCCGCATTCGCCGCCCAGACCGACCTCGAACTGCGCCGCGACCTCGCGTCGGAAGCCTCCGCCGTCATCGACTTCGCCACCGAATGAGACCGAACGTCCTCCGCCTGGTCGGCGGGACCACCTCCCGCCCGACCAGGCCCCCCACCGAGTTCGACCCGAACGCCGCCCTCGCCGCCCTCGCCGAGTACTTCCGAGAGCACCCGCTCCCCCCGCGCCTCCACCTCGTCCCCACCGACGACAACCCGACCGAGAGGACCACCCCATGAACAAGAAGACCCTCCCCGCCACGATCAAGCGGAAGTACGACGAGACCACCTACTTCCTGTGGCCCCTCGGCATCGCCCTCTGCGTTGCACAGGCCGTCCAGGCGGGCCTGAACGACTACATCGGTGACCCCGCCGCCTTCCTCCTCTCCGTCATCACCGCATGGAACGTCCTCGGCTCCATCACGCGCCTGCAGGAGATGGCCAAGACCCGGCAGACCGCGGCCGCCGTCGCCAAGGTCGCCGAGTAGATCCGCCGGAACTCACCGCATGAACGCCCAGGACATGGTGCTGATCGCACTGGCCGCGGACATCGGCCTCTTTGCCTGGCTCACCGCCTACCTGCGGTCAGCCTCCCCCACCCGAGAAGAAGGAGAGACACACATGTTCGGACGCAAGAGCACCGGCAGCACCGGCAAGACGGGACGCGCGGCGAAGCCGGGAGAGGTCGGCAACAAGCGTGGCATCCCAATCACCAAGCCGACCGGGACCCCGGTCAAGGGCCGTGACCCGCGCACCGTCAACACCAAGCGCAAGGGCGTCTGACAGCTGCCTCCCGGGCCCGTCTCGCACGGGCCCGGGTGCAGGGAGCCGGACAGACCGACCCACCGCACCACCCCGACAGAAAGCAACTGGGGGAAGACATGGCAACCACCGAACTCCAGCAGACGCGGACCATCGTTCCGCCGGCGAGCCCGCTCGAGAACGCGCTGCGCGACGCGGTGAACCGCATGAGCGCCGCACGACTGCGGCAGCGCGTCGCCCCCGGCGAGGCCCCGGCCCTCCCGCCCGTCGACCTGGAAGCCCTCGCGGACCTCGTCATCGAGGCCGCCATCCGCGACCAGCACGGCATGGTGATGTCCAGCCTGGACACCCCCGGCAAGCCGTCCCCGCAGGAGACCGGTTGGGCACAGTCCCTCGCCGGTTCCGTCGCCACCCGCTTCCGGCGCACCGCCCGCAAGGTGCTCCGCTCCCTGAAGGACGACGCCCCCGAGATCGTCATCGACGACTCGTCCAAGGACAACGGATGCCCGGCCTGGTGCGTCCGCTACGACTCGCCGAACGGCTGCGACTGGTGCGAGTCCCGCCCGATCGCCTTCCACGGCCCGGGCGACTTCTACGACGACGAGCCCGAGCAGTACGAGGTGCTGTACGCCGCCCTCTCCGAGGCCCCCCTGGACGACCTGACCGACGCGACCGACGCGGCGCCCTACATCTTCTTCGACACGCTCTCCACCGGGCAGGGCGACCGCCTGGACGTCGCGCAGACGGACATCGTGATCCGCCGCCTCACCCGGTACGTGGCCGGCCTTCAGGTCCTCCGCGACCAGCTCGCCTACCTGCAGCGCGACTAGGCACCGATCACCCGCGGGCGCCCGTCCCGACTCCCTGGCAGGAAACACCGGGACGGGCCCCGCTCGAACTCCCTGCAAAGGAATCCACCGTGAAGGTACCCGGAGAGGACACCACCGCTCCGAACGACGTCGACCAGATCCTCGGCGACGCCTTCCGGCAGTGGTGGAAGCCGGTCACGCGCTTCATCTGCACACGCGTCGACAACCGCCACCGCATGCACGCCGAGGACCTCGCCTCCCGCACCTTCGAGGAGTACTGGCGCTTCCTCGAATCGGGAAAGCGACCGCAGGGCCCGGTATGGGGACTGCTGTGCACGATGGCACGCCAAGCCATCTCGGAGTTCTACCAGGCGTTCAGCAACCGCCTCGAGTCCTCCTGCGACTTCACCGACCCGGCCAACCGCAGCATCGCGGCCGGCCACGCCTACGCCCCCGCCTCCCCGACCCTGGCCGAACTGAGCGCCGAACTGGACGCGGCCACCGCCGAGATGGAGACCACGTCGGCTCTCTGGCGGAAGCTGCACGCCGAGTGCACCAAGGTCTACTCCCGACTGCAGCAGTCCCAGACCGCCCGCACGACGGACCGCCTGACCGCTGCGCTACGGCAGGCCGACCAGGACGCCGCGGCGCAGCTCGTCGTCTTCCGCGCCGCCTGCCACCGTGTCGGCACGCTGCGCGCCGAGATCGAGGCCGCCGCAGGTCCGCACTACCGGTCGGTGGTCGTCCAGCCCGAGGTGCCGAACCAGCGCAGCCGGCCGCACACGGTCGTCAGTGACCCGACCCTCACGCACTGCCGCACCGGGCACCGCATGACCCTGCACAACACCCAGTTCCACGCAGACGGCACCCGTGCCTGCCGCGCCTGCAAGCACGCTCAGCACCGGCAGCGCGAGGCCGCATCCGACACCCCGAAGAACGCGCCCACCGCCCTGAAGTGCACGCCCGCTCTGATTGCCCGCGCCCGCCGGCTGTTCGCCGCCCCGGCCGCCGCTAACAGGACCCTCGCCGACCTCGGACAGGAGCTCGGCGTCAGCGTGCGCGTCCTGCGCAAGCACATCCCCGACCTCACAGAGCTGCGCCACCAGGCGCGCACCGCCGCCTTGGCAGGTACTGCCCGATGACCACCACCCCCGAGAGGACCACCCCCGTGCGCACCACCCCCGCCTCCGCACCGGCAGCCCCCGCCACCCGCGAAGACCACGACCAGGCCCTCCGCGACATCGCCCAGCTCGAGTCCATCGAGCAGGGCCTCACCCGTGTCCTCGTCATCCTCGGCATCGGCGGGCTGATCTTCACCGCCGTCAACGTCACCCTGTTCGCCATCGAACACGACACGCACCGGGCCATCGCCTGGATGCTCGACCCGCTCGTCTCCCTCTCCCTGCTCGCCGCGCTGTTCATCGACGGACGCCTCGCCGCCCACGGCTACAAGCCGGGCGGCTGGCCGTTCGTCCTGCGCTGGTTCGCCGGCCTCACCACCTGGCTGATGAACTGCTGGGGCGCCCTGTACCCGGGCGGGAAGTTCACCGGCTGGCCCGACCGCGCCGACCCGGCCGGCCTGGTGCTGCACTCCGCGATCCCGTTCCTCGTCATCGTCCTGGCCGAGGCGGGCGCCGGCTGGCGCCGGTTCACGCTGCGGAAGAAGCCCGAGTACCAGGCCGTCGTCGACGACTGGAAGAACCGTGAGGCCGAGCGCCGCCGCATCGCCACGGAGAAGCGGGAGAAGGAGGACCAGCGGCTCCGCGACGAGGCGGAAGCCGAGCGGAAGCGCGCCGCGGATCTCGAAGCGGAGGAGCGGAAGCTGACCGCGGAACTGGCGGCGGAGGAGAAGCGCGCCGCGATCGAGACGGCAAAAGCGCGGGACCTCGCCGACGCAGAAACGCGGCGGATCCAAGCCGAGGTCGAGGCAAAAGCGCGGACCGCGGAACTGGACCGCGAAACCGCGGAAGCGCAGGAACGCGCCGCCGCAGAAGCGCGGGAGCAGCAGGCCCGCATCGATCGCGAGAACGCGGCGCACGCCGCCCGCCTGGAGCAGGATCGCATCGCAGCAGAAGCCGAGGCGGAAGCCGTAAAGGTCAAGGCCGCGGACGAGGCGCGGGCCGCCGAGGAGGTCCGCCTCAAGCGCCGCGAAACCGCGGAAGCGCGGCGCGCTTCCACCGCGCTTCCGGCCGCGGAACCCGCCGCGCTTCCGGCGAAGGCGACCGCGCTTTCGACCGCGATTCCGTCCGAGGCGACCGCGATTCCGACCGCGGAACCGACCGCGCCTTCGCATCCCGGCACCGCGCTTCTGTCCGACCAGGCGACCGCGATTCCGCGGAAGCTGACCGCGGTTCCGCACCGCGATTCCACCGAAGCGGACGACGTACGCGGCGCCGAGGCCAAGCGCCGGCAGATCGAGGAGGCCAACCTCGAGGCCGCGATCCTGCTCACCCTCGACCGGGCACCGACCCGCAAGGACTTCGCCGCCGGCTACGGACGCGGCGAGACGTGGGGACGGGACCGGTACGCCGACGCACAGCGTCTGCTCGCCGAGGACGAGGCGTTCGCCGCCAAGGTGCAGGCCGAGGCCGAGCAGCGCACCGCCGCCCTGGTCACCGCCTGACCGTTCCGACAACGCCCCTGCCGGGTTCGACCGGTGGGGGCGTCGGCGTGTCCGGGCTACGCACGCGCGGTAGCCGTCCGGCGGGCCGGGACCGCCTACTTACTACTTACCGACCGGGGGAGAAAGCCCCCGATGTCCGATTCTCGGGCCGGATCGGCAGGAAGTAGCGCTCTTCCGGGCCGGTCGGTAAGAAGTCAGTAACTCGGCGACGTGACGCGGGGTGACGAATCGTCATCATCACATTGCCGGGAGAAGGTGATGATGCGGGCCCCAACGCGCGCGCGCGACGCGCGTGCGCGAGGGAAGCACAACCGGTGACGCAGCGTCAAGGAATTCCGGGCAGCGAAAAGGCCCCCGCGGCACCCGTGTTGGGCGCCGCGGGGGCCTCGTCCGTTCTTCCTCCCACTTCCTCCCCCCAGGCAGGAGAACCGCCGTTCGCCCTTGTGACGTGGCCGGACGTGATGGCGACCGTGTCAGGGGGAGGGAGGAGGAGAAGCCACCACCGCCTCACGGCGGGGCGTGGCGGCGCCTCTGGCGGGCTTTCAGCCCATCGGCGGCGCGGAGTCCGCGCGCGCCTCTGCTGTCCCGGCAGACGGGCGCTGAGTGCGACTTGGCCAATCCGTGGCATCACGGGTACTGGCGGCGCTGAGGATCCAACGCGGCCGCAGACGGGGACGGCTGCCCGTCGTCGTCCGGTGCCGGTGCACCATCCCGGCGGCAGACGAGCGCGTCGGGGTCGCCGGGCGGGGTCTGCAGGCTGTACCCGTCCGGGCAGGTCTGCCCGTCACGGCCATCGGCCCCGTCTTTTCCGGCGGCGCCGGCGGGGCCTGGCTCGCCCTGCGGTCCGGCCGGCCCTGGCTCGCCCTGCGCGCCTGGAGCGCCCGGTGTTCCGGCGGCGCCACTCGGGCCGGTCTTGCCCACGCCATCGGTTCCCTTCGCGCCGTTGTCGCCGTCGCTGCCGTTCTTGCCCGGTGATCCGGACGGTCCCGGGCTGCCCGGGTTTCCCGGTTCACCCTGCGCGCCGCGCGGACCCTGTATCGAACGGCCAGGGGTGCCGCGGCTCCCGGGCGGGCCAGCCACGGGTGTGCCGCCCATCCGCTCGACCTGCCGGGCCAGCTGGTCACGCGCCTCGTTCGCCGTCCGCAGGTCGTCCGTCATCGCCTGCACCGTCAGCACGATCCAGGCGACGGCGATTCCCAGCGCGATGGCGCCGAACACCGCGAAGACGTCTCCGCGGCGCCAGCGCCGTTCCTCCGCCCGGATCTGGCCGCGCGTCATGACCCCGCCCCCTGGGTGAGCAGAATGATCACCGGCAGAAGGATCCCGACCAGCGGCACCACGACCGCACCGATCAGCCACCTCCTGGTCGCGACCAACTTCTCGGACTCCTTCTCCCGCAGGGTCTCCAGCGTGCTGACCCGCGCGGTTAGTGCCTCGTGCCGCAGGTCGTAGATCCGGGCGTCGACTTTCTCGTCGAGGCGGTGGCCGAGCTGCTGGATGTCGTCGCGGACATCGGCGAAGCGGTCTTCGAATCGGCGTACGACCTCGCCTAGCGTCGGCTCATCAGCCACCGCTCAACTCCTGTCTGTCAGGCGTCCTGCGTGGGCTGCTTGTTGGGCACGCTGAAGACGATGCCCCAGGCAGCGAGGACGGCCAGCGCGATGATGACGCCCTCGCCGCTGGTCAGGGTGCCGTCCTGTACGGCGGTGACGGCGGCGGTGGCGCCCGCGGCGAGAGCGCCGACGATGGACTTGGCGATGCTGGAAACGCGCATGGGGATCCTCACTTCTTGGGGGGACTTGAACGGGTCGGGCGGGAGGCGAGCCGCTCAGGATGCGGTCTGGTAGGTGCCGTAGCCGCGGAGGATGTAGGTGGCGGCGGGCGCCATCGGGGACGACTCGGTCATGACGTTCCAGTCGCCGGCGGTGGTCTGGTTCGGCATCCAGATGTTGTCGCTGGTCGTCGCCCCGTTCGGGAGCGGGCCCGCACCGGTCATGAAGTTGTTGGATGCGCTCGTGCTGTAGGTCCAGCTGAGAACGCCGGGGTTACCGCCCGCGACCGTGGCGGCGGTGAAGGGGAGGCTGATGCGCCAGTTGCCCGTGCCGAAAGTGCTGGTCGAGCCGATCGTGAGGACGATCTGCACGATGCAGGTGCGGCCGATCTTCATGTACTGGCCGGTCAGCGTGCCGTTGCCGAGGGCCGGGTTCGTGGTGGTCGCCGTCCACACCGGGGTGTACGGGGTCCACGCCCCGAACATGGTGTTGAACTGGTCGCGGATCTCCGTGTTCAGGGTGGCCGCGGAGACGACCTCCCCGACCAGCCAGGTCCGGGGCGAGAACGTCACGGCGTCGCCGCCTTCGGACTGGCGGGAGCCGGCTCGCCCTGCGGCTGCTCCGGCTCCGGGTCCTCGACGGGGGGCTCCGGCTCCTCGACGGGCGGGTTGGGGTTGCTCGGATCGGCGGGGTTCCACCAGGAACGCAGGTGCGGGCGGGGCTGCTTCATCAGCTCGGCCTCGATCGCGGCGACCTCGTCCGGGGTGGGCACGACCATGCGGACCCAGCCGTAGTCGCACTCGGTGCAGCCCCACCGCGGATCGGCCGGCGAGACGCAGGCCGCGGACCCGCAGACACAGTCGGCGATCCACCGGTTCTGATCGACGCGCGCGTACACCGGCGGTACGTCGTCGAGGTAGCCGGCGGGCAGCTGCACGCGCCGTCCCATGCGGGACTCGACGTAGGCGTACACCAGCTCGGCGGGCGGGATGCCGACCCAGGCGTCGGCGGGCAGGGGCCGGGCCGGAAGGTAGTACGTCTCGGCGCGGACGACGGCGATGGGCATGAGGCTCCGATCAGTAGGCGAGGCGTGTGGTGGTGCCGAGCACGCCGTAGACGGCATCGCCCAGGACCCAGACGGAGTCGGTCGAGGACGCCGACGTGTGGAACGTGACCGTGTGCGAGTTGTGTTTGATCGTCTCGGTGTAGCCCTCGACGGTGACGCGCATCGTCGGGGCGGTGGCCTGCGCGGGCAGGCTGGTGACCGAGAAGTAGGAGCCGATCTCCGCGTCGAGGATGTCGAGGTAGCCGTCCAGCGTGTACGCCTCGATGGGCACCTCGCGCAGTTCCGGCTGCGGATCGGCGTAGCGGGAGACCGTCCACGACGCCGCGTCGAGGACCGCGTTGTCGGTCGTCTTCAGGACGGTCAGGTCCTGCGGGTACTCGCCGAACGTGTCGATGGAGGAGGCCGCGGTCACTCGCTGGGTGGCGCCGCCCGGCCTGCTGGCCTCGACAAGGTTGACCATCTTCTGGTCGTCGTCGGCCAGGACGATGCCCGGCTCGAGGTCGGCGTAGGAGATGGTGAACGTCTCGGCCCCGGGGGAGGGGTTGTAGCGGACATCGCGGGACTGGTAGGCCAGCCCGTAGTAGTCGCGCTCGGCCCACAGGCGGGCCGACTCGGTGGCTTCGATCTCCCGCATCCGGGTCACCACCGAGGAGCCGCCCGGCCCCTGGCTGGCCACCGGGTCGTGCGTGACGCCGAAGACGGTGACCGAGTTCAGCCCGGCGTAGCGGGCCAGCCGCTGGATCCGCTCGTCTGCCGCCTCGCCCGCGAAGCCGGTGGCGCCGGCCGCGTAGTGCTGGGCGAGGGCGGCGCCGGTCCCGCCGGTGGCCGCGTACAGGACGATGTGGCCCACGCTGCCGTTCCACATCCGGCTGCCGCGGTAGCCGCCCACGTGCAGCTGCTGCAGGGTGGTGCCCGGGTAGACGAACACGCTGCTGTCGCGCAGGGTGCCGTCGACCCACACGCTTTCGGCGAGCTCGTCGAAGACGACGTGGTGCCAGTTCCCGTCGGTCATCGCCGAGGTGCCGGAGACCGTCTCGACGGTCAGGGATCCGCCGACGTCGGTCCATTCCAGTTGCAGGCTGCCGAGCGACGACACGCTCAGCACGATCTGCTTTTGCAGGTCGGTCGAGTACAGGCCCATCGCGGCGCGGGTCGTGGTGGTGCCCTGGAACCAGCACTCGAAGGCCAGGTAGCCGCTGGTCTGCGACAGCGTGGTGCCCAGGTTGGTGGTCAGGTACTTGCCCGCGGTGGCCGAGGACGAGGTGAACAGGGGGTGCTGGTCGCCGGTCTCGGCCGGGCCGGTGGCGCCGCCCATTTCGAGCGTGCCGCCGCTGCTGACCTGGGTGATGGCCAGGGAGGAGGCGGCGTTGCCGGAGATGTCGCCGGCGCTGGCGGCCGCGGAGTCCTCGGTGAGCGGGTAGTAGGCGAGCGGCCGGCTGGGGATGCCCTCGAGGATCTCCTGCGCCAGCATCGACTTCAGCGGCGTCTGCCTGTTGAGCCGCTTGAACAGGTCGGTGCAGGAGATCTGCACGGTGGAGTACAGGCCCGCCCAGGAGACCGGGAACTCGTTGACCATGCCGTAGAACCGCGGGCGCACGTCGGCGCCGAGCAGGTCCCACTCGATGTAGTCGGCGCTGCCCCCGGTGCGGACCCCGGTGAACTCGAAGGCGTGGCTCTGCGAGGTGACCCAGGATGGGGTGGCCACGCTGCGGCGCACGGTCCATTCGCGGCCGTCGCCGCTGGTCTCCCAGTAGACGGTGCCGCCCGTCTCCCGCACCCGCAGCCACGCGTGCTCGATCGGCGAGTACGGGAACGACGGGTGCCCGGCGTCCCCGAAGCCGACCTGGTTATCGGCGAACAGCATCTGGGTGGCCGGGTTGAACAGCCAGCCGACGCGGGTCCCGGCCGTGGTGGAGTGCACCCACATCGACGCCGCCCCCGATGACGAGCCGTTCGCCGCGGGCGCCGTCGCCAGCTTCGCGGCAACCTGGGATCCGGCCAGGCTGTACGACTGGGCGGATCTCAGGCCGGCGTTGACGCCCGGGGCGACCGGGATGCGGGCGCGGCCGCCCACCTCGACGGTGCCGCCGTACACGGTCGCCCACTTCGAGGTGTCGATCTGCCCGTCGTCGAAGTCGTCGCCGAGCTGGGCGAGTGGCCAGGGCGCCGAACCGGTGCGCTGCGGGATGACCGCGACCGCCACCCGGATCGGGGCGTTGCGGCGCACGTAGGGGTAGTAGGGCGAGCTGCTGTTGCCGGGCGTGAACCGGCCGTCGCTGTTGTCGAGGGTGAGCGTGCACGTGCCCGGCTGGGTTTCGGCCAGTTCGTCCGAGGCGCCCCGGGTGATGTTCACCCCCTGCACCGTGTCGACGTGCTGCGTGATGTCCGTCCACTGGATGTAGTCCGGCACCTGCACCAGGCCGTCCCAGCCCATTTCGACGAGCAGCGGCATCAGGGACCCACCTTCAGGCTCACGGTCGCGCCCTGCGCACGCCCGTACTTGACCAGCACCTTCTGCAGTTCCCGGCCCACGGCCACCGGGTCCATCGCGTTGCCGATGTTCACGGTGATTGACGTGCCGCCGCCCGCCCCGACACCGACGGCGGGCCGGCCGAGGACCGGGCGGGTCGCCGCGACCCGGGCCGAGATGTCGCTCAGCGCCCGGTCCAGCACGGGGGTGCGCTGGGTGAGCCCGGCGGCCAGGCCCTCCGTGCTGTAGCGGCCGACCTCGGCCATCACGGTCGACGGCGACTTGATGCCGAGGGCCTTGCGGATGGCCTTGTCCATCCCCTTGGCGATCTTCAGCATCTGCTTTTCGATCGCGGCCTGCTGTGAGGTCAGGCCCTTCAGGAACCCCTTGCCCGCGTTCTTGCCGCTGTCGTACAGGGCGTCGGCGCCCGCATTGCCCAGCTTGCTGGCCTGCGAGTTGATGCCCGCCTGCGCGGAGTTGATCTGCTTGAGGAGGGTGGAGTTCGACCCGGCCAGCGCGGACGCGTAGGCGTAGCCCTCCTCCGGGCCCATGTTGAGGATCTCCCTCAACATGGTTTTGTTGAGGCCCTTCTTGGCGAGCGTGTTGATGTACGACGTGAACGTCTTCATCTTGGCCAGCCGCGCCTGGATCTTCGCGCTGATCCCGGTGGCGGTGACCGTCTCCTCGCCCTCGAACAGGGTGCCCAGACCGGCCGACTGGATGGCGCCGGTCTTGGTCGTCGACGCGAACGCCTTGGCGTTCTTGATCGTGGCGATCAGGGTGTCCCGCTTGCCGGCCAGACCGGTCAGGGTCTTGGTCTGCTTGTTGACCCAGGCGACCAGCTTGTTGTCCTTGCTGCCCGTGAAGGCGGCCCAGATGTCCTTGGCCAGATCCTTGGACGTGGCCGCAATCTTGGCCTTCGACCCCGTCAGCCCCTTGATCAGACCGGCGCCGACGTCCTTGGCCAGAGCCGTCGTCTTCTTGGACGGCGATGCGATCTCCAACTCGGCCTTCATCGCCGCGATGATCGCGGCCGCCGTCGACCGGGCGCCCGCCGTGACCGTGCTGTGCGAGCCGGACATGCCCGCGGCCAGGCCGCGGCCCACGTCCATGCCCACACCGGCGGTCAGGCTGTGCGGCACCCGGTCGTCGTTGATGGCCTCGATCAGACCGCGGTGCTTGCGGGTCGAGAGCGCGTTGACTACGAACTCGCCAGCAGACCCGTACAGCGGGATGGAGTCCGAGACGCCCGTGCCGGAGCCGGTGATGGGGCCGCCGCCCGCCCGGGTCAGGATGCCGCCGCGCCAGCGTGAGGTCTCGGCGAAGTTTTTCGCGCCCTGGTTGTTGGCGCCCCCCGCCTGCGCCGTCTTGAAGATCGTGAGCTTGGTCGTCGTGAACGTGATGCTCTTGCTCTGGAGCCGGTCACGGGCGCGTTGGAGAGCGCCGATCCCCGACAGTGCCGAGCCGGTTTTGGCCGTGACCTTGAACTGCCCGTTCTCCAGATGGGTGACTTTGTAGCCGAGGCTTTCCAGCAGCCTGACGGCATCCTTGGTCAACGCCTTCACCGTGACGCTCTTGGCGTTCGGCGCCGACCGGATCTTTCTGATCACCGAGTCCAGGTTGGCGACCGCGTCCTCGGTCCTCAGGTTGACCCGGGCCGTCTTGTCCGGAACGCGCATGATCTGGCTGGCCAGCTGCGCAGCCTCGCTGCGGGTGAGGCCCATCGCCTGAGCCGACCGCATGAACGTGGCGCGGCCCTTGTCGTAGATGCCCTGGACGGTTTCCCACGACGACCCGGACTCGCGCGCCGCACTGGTCGCCTCGTCCGTCTTGGTCGCCAGATCCTGCAGCGAGGTGGCCGCGTTGCGGGCCTTCTCGCTGCCGAGGTTCAGCTCCCCGTTCGACATCGACAGCGCACCGGCGTTCTCGCGCGCCGACTTGGCCGCGGCGTCGACGCTCGACTCGAACGCAATCATGCTGCCGAGGCCCGCACGCTGCGTGTCGTTGAGGGCCTGCAGGCTCTGGCGCAGGCCGTCGGCGCTCTGCTTCTGTGCGGCGAGCGCGGCCTGCGTCTTCTGCGCCTGCGCGCCGAACAGGCCCATCGACTCGGCGGCCAGCTGCGCCTCGAACTTCTGGTCAGCAAGGGCGGACTGGTAGTCGCCCATCTGCGCCTTCAGCTCGGACGCCGACATGCCCTGCTTGCGCATGGCCGCTTCGACGCGCTGGTACGCGGCCGCCGCCAAGTCCGCCTTGCCACCGGACACGAGGTTGGCCAGCGACTTGTCGACGGCGTCGAGGTTCTCCTTGGCCTTCTTCGTCTCGGTGGAGTCCATGCCGAGGATCGAGGTGAGGCCCTGGATGACGCTCTGCGTGGTCGACGGGCGGGCCAGGGTCCGCAGGGACTCGGCGAGCCCTCCCAGGTCCTCACCGAAGGCCTTGGCCGCCTCCCCGGTCACCTTGCCCGTGCGGCCGAGCGTGCCCAGCGACGTCGTCAGCCGGTCGACGTCCGGTGCCTTGTCTCCGGCACTGTCCAGGGCGCTGATCGCGACGAGCAGCAGGCCGATCCCGGTACCGGCGGCCGCGACCTTAGCGGTCTTGGACAGCGCGCCGATGCCCGCGCGCACCGCGGCGAGACGGCCGGGTGCGGCGGCGGACGCGGTGTTCATGGCGATGATCTGCGCGGCGAAACCCACCATCGCGGCACGGCCGGCCGCCATGCCGGCGGCCGCCAGCTTGACGAGCTTCAGCGCAATGGCCAGCTGCAGCAGCGCACTGAGAGCGGAGGCGGGCACCGCGGCCACGATGCTGGCCAGGACACCGACGACCTGCAGCATGCTGACGCCCATGTCGGCGCCCGCGTCGAGGACGTGGATGAGCGCCTGGGCGACGTCGCGCAGCACGGCTCCCACGGCCGGGCCCTGCGCCCGTGCCCAGTCCATGAACTCGGCGGCACCCGCGCCGATCTGCCCCGAGTCGGAGATGCGGAGCAGGTGCACGAACTCGTCATTGAGCTGGCGCAGCGTGCGCTGCGAGAACGCGGTGAACTTGGTGTTCAGACGGTCCAGGCCCGGCGATGCCATCTCGCCGCCGACGATCGTCATGAACCGGTCGGCCTCGGCCGCCGTGCCCTTGACCAGGTCCTGCGTCTTGGGCAGCAGGCTGTTGGCGATGGCGACGCCCTTGATGAAGGGGGCCATCGTGTCGCCGGACAGGCTGTCCGACCAGTCGGCGAAATCGTCCTTCAGGATCCCGACCGCGGCCGCCGCTTCACGGGTCGCGGGCGGCAGCGCCGACACGGTCCGCAGGTACTCGGCATGCGCCTTGGTGGCTTCCTCGGAGCGCGCGCCGGACTTGGCGACCGCGTCCTCGTACTTCGTCTGCGCCTCGGACGCCTCGCTCAGTGCGCTGATCTGAGGGATCAGGGCCGCGCCCATGGCGAGCGACGCGATGGCCACCGCTCCCGCACCGGCAGCGATCGGCGCCAGCGACGCCGCGGCCGGGATCGCCGCGGGCGCCAGCGAGATGGCGGACTTCTTCAGGGCTTCCAGCGCCTTGGCGCCCGCATCGCTGTCCCGGTCGAGCTCGGACAGGTTGCGCGTTGCGTTGTTGGTGAACCGGCGCACCGCGGCGTCGCCGTTGATCGAGGCGACCAGCAGGCGCCGGCCGAGCCGGTCAGCCGAGTCGCCTGCCCGGTCCAGGACCCGCGAGAGCTGGTCGCGGCCAGTCAGGATGAAGTCGAGGCGGGGCACGATCTCACCCGCCTTCCGTCATCTGCTGTGCCTGGTGGGCGTCGATCCAGTCGAGGAGCTGTTCGAAGTCGCGGACCTTCAGACCGTCGACATCGCCGGGGGGGATGTGGCAGAGGTGGGCGAGGAGTCCGAGGTACTGATCTCGGAGGACGCCGATGTCGGGGTCTCGCTCGCGCCGGTCGTCGGCTGCCCGCTCGGCTGCTCGTCCTCGGCCGGCTCTTTTGGGCCCGCCGCCAGCCGGGCATCGACGAGGGCCTGCGCGTGCTCGGGGTCGGCGCACGCTTCCACGAGCCCGGCCAGGGCCCTGCCCACGACCTCGGGGTCCACGTCGTCGCCCTGCTCCTCGACCACCGCAAGGCCGTTCTCGATGACGCGTACGGCCTCGTCCTTGTCGAAGCGGGTCGTCATCTCCTCGACGCCGGGGTCGAACTCGCCGAACCGCAGCGAGGGCTGGCGGCGCTTCTTGAGCACCCACACGATGCCGCGCATCGCGTCGACATCGTCCGCTTGCAGAGATTCCTTGATCTCCGCCCACTTCATATCGATCGTGCGCGAGACGATCGAGGCTTCGGACACCTTCAGGGAGCTGGCGTCGTAGTGCTCGGGCTCGCCGCCGGCGGGGGTGTAGACGATGATCACGGGGGCTCCTACTCGATGCGGCGGCGCACGTCGTCCAGGACGCGGGCGACCTCGCGTTCGATACGGGGGGTGTGCTGGCGAACCGTCTTGGTCCACCAGCCGGCCGGGGCGTTCTGCTGCACCCAGCGGCTGCGGTTGTTGAAGACCGGGTGGCGTACCCGGCCGTCGTCGAGCTGCTTGATCAGCCCGTTGGTGATGTCCTGCGGCAGGCGGCTGCGGTCGATCCACAGCCGGGCCCCGGCGGTGGCGCCCTGGGTGTGGACGCTGATGCGGATGGCCTCGGCGATCGTGGCCCGTAGCGGGCGGCTGGTCGGCGAGTGTCCGCCGCCGCGGGTACGCCCGGGCTGCGCGACGAGCGGCAGGGAGCGGATGCCGTCCTGGAGGTCGTCGCGCAGCGGCTCGGCGGCCCGCCGGATGCGGCGCTGCATGCTGCTGCGGATGTTCTCGTGACCGGCCGACCGCAGGCGCCGCTGCAGGTCGAGCAGTTGGCCGGTGCCGAGGATCCGTACGTCGCCGGGCACGGCCGGCTACAGCGTCGCGTCGGTCGAGATGTACTCGATCTTCGGCTGGTTGGTGCCGTCGTACAGGGCCGTGAAGTTGAACGTCGGCTTCACGACGCCGAAGCCGTCGACGACCGGCGGCCCTTCGTCGAGCTTGACCACCGGCAGTGTGATCCGGAACGTCTCGAAGAACGTGGTGGCGATGTTCGGGCCGACGAACTCCCACACCAGCGACGTGCCGCCGTCGGTCGTGTGCAGGTCGTCCAGGGTCGTGGCGACGTAGTCCGTCTCCAGGCTGCCGCTGATCTTGACCTGATCATTGCTGATCGGTTCCTTCTTCAGCCCGGACTGCCCGGCGTAGAACCGCTCGACCTCCTGCGGCCGCTCGATCTTGCAGCTGACCTTGCGGATCCCGTCCAGCGCGGTCTCGGTGCCGAACGTGCCGGTCTTGACCGCCATCTGCCCGAAGTGGAACGGCGACATCGCCGCATACGAGGCGGCCGCCAGTGTCTGGCCCTCGTCGACGTCCTTGCCGTCGAACTCGAAGCTGCCGGTCAGCATGCCGCCGGTCTCGCACGCGAACTCGCCAGACGTGATCTTGCAGCCGAGGAACGTCTTGTCGGTGACGGTGCCCGTGGTCAGCGGGACGCCCTTCTGGATCGTGAGGCTCTTGCCCGCGGTGTCCGCCAGGGTGTGCGTCTGCAGGTACGCCGGCCCGGCGCCCTGCTGCACCGGCGTCACGGTCGTGCCCATGAGGGACTGCAGCAGCAGCCCCATGTTCTTGTTGGTCACCTCGATATCGACGGACCCCGCCACCTCGCGACGGGTCACCACCCGCCGGGAGGACAGCGCCAGCAGACGGCCGGCCGCGATGCCCGAGGACTGCGCCGTCGTCTTCTTCAGCTGCAGTCCTTCCTTGGTGAACTCGATGAACTTCGTCGGCGCCACGAACGTGCCGTACGTCGTCTCTGCGCTGATACCGATTTGGGCACCCAGCCCGGATCCGATCGCCATGGATCAGTCCTCCTTCTGCAGCGACTTCGCCGCCGCCTTCTTGGGCTTGGCGCCCGGCTCCTCGACGGACTCCCACGTGAACGGCTGGCACACATAGGCGTCGTGCCGCTCGTCGGGAACCTCGACAACTTCGTCGGGCTGTACGGTGCGGTCGCCCAGTTCAGGGACGGACACCGGCTCGGGCCCGATCAGACGCACACGCGCCATGGGGTACTCCTCGGGTGGTGGGTGATCAGATGCGGGCCTGGCAGGAGACGGTGAACGAGAGGCCCGCGAGAGTGCCGTTGCCGTTCTGTTCCTGAATGAGGCTGCCGGTGGCCAGGTACGCCCACAGGACGGTGCCGCCGAGCGTGCCGGCCGTCGGCTGCTGGTCGGTCTGGCGCAGGATGTCCTCGACGATGGCGAGGAGACCGAACACCGCCTCGCGGCGCAGCCTCATGTCCTTGTCTCCGGCCCGCGCCTCGGCGTAGCAGTGGATGGTGAACTGCTCGTCTCGGCGGCGGCCGCCCGCATAGGCGAAGTCCTGCACGATGTCGGTGGCGGTGTCGGCTCCGGGCGACCAGCCGACGCAGATGCGGCGCCGGCCGGAGAAGTCCACGGCGCTGGGCCCGTCCACGATCGTCACGCCCGCCAGTTCGGCGGATCCGTTCAGCGTCTCAACCAGCGCCTGGATCGCGGCGGGCACGCGGGAGGTCGCCATCTATGCCACCCCCGGCGGCAGCTTGTACGCCTCGAGCAACTGCAGCACCCGGTTGGGGATCGCGTACCCGAAGCCGGGGATCGGCTCGGTCACGGAGAACCCGTCGTCGCTGCCCTGCCCGCGGGCGCTGCCGTACTGGGTGCGCCACAGATGCTGAAGCAGCATCGCCGCGGCGAGCTTGATGGTGGCCGGCACCTCTCCGTCCTCGGCGACCCGGCCGGCGGTGTAGGCGGCCCGCCATACGGTGCCGCTGAACGAGCCGTTCAGGTAGCGCACGATGCCGGTGGCCGGGTCCAGATCGAGCACCCCGACGTCGAGGGCGGTGCCGCCGCCGAGCGGGGTCATGGACACCAGCGCGGTGACCGGGATGGTGGACAGGCACATGGTGCTGCCGCGGCCCTCGATGGTCTCGGTGACCTCCCGGAACTGCACCGGTCCGATGTGCCGCTCGATGGCGGCCGTCAGTGCGTCGATGTAGACCTGCAGTTCGAGGTCGTCGGCGGCCGTCTCCATGTCGAGCTGCCGCTTGGCCTCGGTGAGGGTGAGCAGCGCCATGGCCTGCCCCCTTCTACTTGGCCGAGGGCTTGCGGCGCTGCGGCGTCGAGGTCTCGGCCGTGGGGGCGGTGGCCTCCTCGATGACCGGCGCCTCGTCACCCCCGTCCGTGTCCGGTTCCTCGGCCAGGCCCGCGCGGACCATATGCGTGGCCTCGGCGTCGGGCAGATCGACCAGCTCGCCGCGCGGCGGCCAGGTCTCCCCGTCCCGGGTGCCGGACAGCGTGACCTTCATGCGCACCTGCATGGGGTGCTCCCTTCCGGGTGGGTGGGGCCCGGGGCGGCGTGCGGCCGCCCCGGGGAGGGGATCAGGTGGCCGCGCCGGTGAAGACCTTGACGGCGCCGGTCTGGTCGACGAGTAGGCCGTCCGCGCGGATGATCGCGCGGAAGGTGGTCAGGTCGGAGTTGAACGCGTAGTCGTCGGAGCGCTCGAAGCGGACCCCGCCGGCCAGGCGCACGAAGTACTGGCTGAAGTCGCCGAACGCGACGGACTTGGCGTTGGTCGCCGTGGCGGCCATGTTCGGGTCGGTGTACACCGGCTTGCCGAGCAGCAGGTCCGGGAGGCCGAGCTGGATGGAGGGCTGCCACAGGTACTGCCCCTGGCTGTCCTTCAGCTTGCGGGCCGCGCCCAGCGAGGCGTCACGCATCAGCCAGCCGCACGAGGTGCTGTTGCGGTACGGGGCGATGACCGAGTGGTACAGGTCGATCAGGTTGTCCGCGGTGAACGCGCCCGCCACGCCGGTGCCGCCGGTCACGCCCGCCGATGCGGAGGTGACGACGCCGATCGGCTTGGACGAACCGTCACCGGTGATGGCGTGCACGCCGAACGCGTTGCCCAGCGCCCGCCCGGCCTGCATGGCGAGGTAGCCCTCGAGGTCGACGCCGGTGTCGTTGAGCAGCTCGAACGATGCCTGCATGAGGACGCCGTACTTGTAGGCGCCGAGCGTGCGCTTGGCGAACGCCGGGTCGGACTCGCTGATCGCGGTGGCCTCGGGCGTGATGGACGCCGAGGAGTGCGCGGTGGTGACCGGGATGTCGATGTTCTCGCCGGACGCCGTGTTGAGGACGGTCGGCCCGGCCATCATGATCCCGGACACCTCGACGAGGTGGGCCATGAGCTGGCCGTAGAACGTGGTGGGGACGGTGTTGCCGCCCGCCGTCGCGGTGCCCTTGGTCAGGTCACGGAAGGCGACGCCCTGCGGCGCCTCGATGTTGACGCTGCGCTGCTCGCCGCGCGCCCACCGGCGCAGCTCGGAGTCCTCCCCGGCCGGGGCCTGCCGCTCATCGGCCGGCTTGGAGAGCAGGACGGCGAACGCCGCCAGGGCGTCCTGGTTGCGCTGCTCGGCGTCGACGAGCTGCTTGGCCCGCGCGTCGATCTTGTCGAGGTCGGCGTTCAGCGCCTGGTACGACGCCTCCTCCTCGCCGGTGAGGTCGCGGCCCTCGGCGTCGGCGGTGTCGAGCAGTGCCTTGGTCTGCTCCCACACGTTCTGGCGCCGCTCCTGCAGCGCCTTGATGTTGCTGGACATCTGCCCTCCTGGGCATGACGACGGCACCCGCGACCGGTGGCCGGGGTGTCAGGGATGGATGGTCGAGGTGGGTGTCGCCCTGCCTCAGAAGGTGCGGCGCTTCATGAGCTCGGCGCGTCGCTGCCGGTTCGCGAGCGTCGGGTGGGTGTCGCCCTGCCCGTCGCCGTGCGGAGTCTTGGGGTCTGCTGCCTGCCGCAGGGCCGCCTCGAGGCGGCTCGGGTCCGCGTGCAGGTCGATCGTGATCGTGTTCTTCGCGCGGTCGAGGAACCGCTCGAGGCGCCCGTCCTCGGCGGCCGCCCGCACCTCGGCCAGGTCCGCCTCGGCGTGCTCGGCCAGCGAGCGCAGCCCGGTGGACGTATCGAGGTAGGCGGGGGTGTTGACGGGGGCGACGTCGACCAGGCGGCCGGACAGCAGCGTCCGCACCGGGAACCCGTCGTCCGTCATCCCCCAGTCGTCATCGAACGTGTAGAACGCGAAGCTGGAGCGCTGTACGTCGCCGCGCTGCACCAGCTCGTACACGTCCGCGCGGGCGGCCGGGACGTCCACGCTGTAGTCCAGCCCGGTGCCGTCCGTGAGCAGCCGCAGCGTGCCGCCGGCGGTCGTGCCCAGCAGCATGTTGTCGTCGTGGTTGTAGCGGGCCATGGCCTCCGGCCAGCCGTCGCCCTCGGACTTGGCGAAGAAGCCGGGGTCGATCCGTTCGACGAACCCGCCGAGGTTGCGGCTGAGCGCGTTGTACTTGGCGGCGTACCCGCCGATCGTGCGCGTGCTGTCGCCGGCCGCCCGCACCTCGACAATGCCGCGGGTGAACCGGCGTTCCTGCTGCTCGTTCATGGTTCCTCCGTGACCGGGGGTGGGGTGAATGTGCCGGTGAGATTCGCGCCGACCTGGTTGAGGATCTGCCGGGCCTCGTCGGGGGTGAGCAGTACGCCCACTCCCGCACCGAGCTTGCCGATCATCTCGACGAGGTTGCGGGCGTTGGCCTGCTCCGGATCGAGGGACACGGACAGCGCGTTGGACAGCGGCAGGTAGGTCTGGCCGAGCCCGTTGGGCAGCGGTGGCTCGTCCTCGATAGCGCGGACCTCGTCGCGGTTACGCCAGCCCTGATCGAGCGCCAGGCCGTGGGCCTGTACGCGCGACAGCAGGTCGGTGCGCAGCATCGCGTCCGGGTTGAACTTCACCTCGTGATCGGGCGGCAGCAGCAGCGAAAACGCCGCCTCCAGGCGGGCCAGCCACGGGCGCAGCGTCCAGGTGAGCAAGTCGATGCTGTTCTGCTCGACGGTGGCGTAGGTGAGGCTGCCGCCGGTCTCGCCGCCGACCTTCTCCGGGGGCACGCCGTAGATGGCGGCCACCTGGTTCGCCGAGGCCTTGATGGTCTCCAGGAACTGCGACTCCTCGGCCGGCACGGCGATCGGCCGGTATTTCACATCGAGGCCGAGCACGGCCACGTCGCGGCCCGTCGCGGCCTCTTTGAACCGAGCCTTGAGGATCGTCGCCTGCTCCTTGGTGACGTCCCGGTCCGTCTCCAGGACCGCGGCCGGGGTGGAGCCGTTGGCGAACCAGTCCCGCCCGTACTGCTGGGCAAGCAGGCCCGTCTCGGTGGTGGAGGCGAAGTAGGCAACCGGGGACAGGCCGAGGATCTGCCCGGGCAGCGTGTACGCCGCCACGTGGAACAGTTCCCCGGGCTCGAGCCGGCGGCCCTTGTAGTACCAGACGGGGACCGTGGCGAAGTTGTCCTGGATGCTCACGTCGTCCGGGTGCAGCCACTCGATCTGTGACGGGTAGCCCGTCCGGTCGGTGGCGACGATCAGCCCGTAGGCGTTGCCGCGCAGGGCCAGCGAGGTCATGCAGCGGTGCAGCCAGTCGTAGCGGCTACCCGATGCGGCGGGGGTGCGCAGCACGTCGGGCAGCGGAAGACGCAGGCGGCTGTCTCCCGCGTCCCGGTAGACCTTCAGCGGCAGCGACGCCACCGCGTCGGACAGGATCCGGGTGGCGGAGTACACGGGCGCCAGGCGCAAGGCCTGCTCCTGTGTCGTGCCGCGCAGCCCGTTGACCGGGCCCCCGGAGCCCCACACGTCCTGGAACGACAGCGCCCGCTGTTCCTGCGCCTTGCGGCGGAAGGGCCACCACCTCATAACTGCCCCCTCACCAGACCGCGTTCATGATGTCGCCGGGATACTCGACCTCGGCGCCGAGTCCCCACTTGGCCAGCGTCACGGCCACCAGGGGGGAGATATCGACACCGACGCCACGCCGGGCCCACGCCCAGGCGTCGCCCAACGGACGCTTCTGTGCGCCCGCCAGGGCCATGGCCAGGGGCGCGTTGTCGATGTGGGAGAGAGCCTGCTCGGTGACCGCGTCGTAGAACTGACCGCAGGCCGCGCCGACTTCCCGCACCTTGGGCTGGACCACCGTGATGCCGAGCCG